AATTGGCCTATCTTTTCACCGTCCCGCCAATGTTCAATTGTATGTGACTTCATGGTGACACCTTATAATTCTGGTTTTACCCCCATCGCACGCGCGGCGGCCAAACCTTGTCGAATGGCTTTCTTCTTCGCAGCCTCCCGACTTGCTTTGTTGCCGGGTACGTAAACATACTTGGCACCGTGGTTGCCCCACTGGTATGCCGGTTTGTTTCCCTTAGTCGTCGTGTGAACTGGCATTGGAATCTCACATGAACAAGTGAAGGATGCAACCCACCACCAGTACCCCTAGTGTCTCTTGAAAGATGGTTCCAAGCGACCGGGCTTCGCGTGTGTGGGCGGCAAACAAATAGTTGAGCAGTACCGTCAGGCCAAGTGCCGGAGCAAGACCCAACGCCGGTAAACCGAACACAGGAACAATGAACCATCCCCACAAAACCGTGAGTACGAAACCACGCATGAGGATGGCGGCCAGGAATATGGCCATGATGCCAATGACTGCTACACAATAAGCAGTCACACATTCTTTCGCCTTCATAGGATTTCTCCAAGATTAGGATTTCAACGGCCCAATGTCACGTCCGCCGTCAATCTTATAGCGGCGAGGACCGTTCTTCTCATTTTCGTGTCGCAGTTTGCAGTTCATCCGCCAAGTGATCCCGTGCTTCCCGTTGACGCCATGAATCCACTGTGATGGTTCCCGATACCCGGACAATGAATTGTAGGCGAAGGCATCGGTGCCTACCCATGATCCATTAACCAGCAATTCGCCATCCACATCCGCCAACGTACTTGACGCATGGTGGTGTCCCATGACAAAGTAACGACAACGTTGAGCACCGGCTGCTGCACCCAATGCAATCAAACCCTTTTGCCGTCGAACCATTCCGTACCAGGGAATGGAATTATTCGAGCGAACATCGTCCCCATGTGAAATGTTGAAACCGACGCCATTGATGTTGACATTGGCGCTCCACGCATCAGGAATACTGAAATTGATATTCGCAATCTCCCGGCAATGCAACTTGGCGACCTCAGCCACAAGATAGTCCCAGTTGTCTTGTGCCCCGCCGTAATCTTTCTTCGGCGTCCGTCGCCCGTGATTGCCTGCCAGATACAGGATGTTGACCTGCTCGAAGTGAGGAGCCAAGTCACGTAACATCAAAGCATGGAGTTGGCCGATGGCCAGGCAGTTCTTGAATTGGTTGCGATAGTAAGACCGCTCGCACGCCTTGTGGATTTCACCGCTGGTGTAGTCGCCGTAGGCTAGCACCCAGAGTACCGGGAAGTAGAACTTGGGCACGAGGGTATCCTGTGTCCACTCGACCACAGTATCCACGTACCGTTCGGCACGCGCGCAACTGATCGGAAAGTTGTACTCTTCCAAGCCGCCTACTTCCTCGGGCCGCACGACTTGATCGTGGTGGCCGTCGCTCAGGTGCATGACGACATGTTCGGTAATCTGCGCTTTGCGACGAAAATCCAATGCAGTCGGCAAGGCTGCAAATGGTTTAATCCGTTGTCCCATCTCAGTGGTGATGGCCTTGAACAACCCGGCAATCTTCGCCCCCGCCTTAACCTTCTGCCGTTCGCGGTTGCGCTCGTCAGTCAAGTGAACGATCTCGGCTTCCAATTCCATGACCTTGGCATCAGTTGGGTCAAAGTCAGGAATTGGTTTATGTTGCCCGCCTGCGGACTTCGGTGTCGGCTGCCCATCCGGCCATGCGATGTCTTTGTGAACACGCCCTGTCGCAATATCTGAAATGATGGACCGGCTGACACCAAATTGTTTGGCGATTTCCGGTTGGGGTATCTTGCCTATCTGCACCTTGATCTGTGTAACCTGCTCGTTGCTAAGTTTCTTCATCCGTTCATCTCCTAGTCTATGGCCCAGGGATCAAGGGGCTTATCCTTGGCATCCGGGTTTTGTTTGGCTTTCCGTCGATTCTGACGGCGCACCAATTTCTTGTACCAACGTTTCAGCGTTGGTGCATCGAGCATCTGCGCCGTTCGTTTCCAACTGTTGGACTTGCTGAGTCGCCCCATTGCACCGTCCCTCCGCAAGTATTGCAGTTGCCACTTCGATCTCACAACCCTGAAACCGTCGCCCCAGTCGCAAGGCAGCCACTCCCGTTGTCCCCATTCCTGCAAACGGGTCCACTACTAGGTCGCCCGGATTCGAGTGGGTCGCCACCAGCCGGGTCATAAGTGGGTCCGGCTTCTGACACGATCTCTCAGGCCGGAACAATTCAGTAATATCCGTCCAAACATTAGAGACTCGCTTGTACTCAGACTTGGCCGGGTACTTCGGATTGAAACCCGCATAGCCACGCTTCTCGGCTAGGTAGGGAATGTTGAAGGTCCATTGATCCGAGCAAGTGTACCACAGAATTTCCTCACGGCAAAAGAGGTAATCACGTTGTTTACCGTATGCCCGACGTTTGCCCCAAGTAATCCAGTTGCGATACGTGTAGAGACTTTCAAGCCGCTGCATCAGATTCAACAGCGGATGTGCGCCGTGTTTCCCGATGCCCCCAAAGAACACCAGGCTCCCCGTGTCTTTGAGACAAGAGTGAGCCGCTTGAAAGACGCCAAAGAGCCAGTCCACAAACTCGTCCGCCGTGCGCCATTGATTATCCCATTCATCTTTGACGATGCCAAAGAAGGGCGGGTCTGTCAAGAACAAGTCTACAGACTTCTCCGGCAGACCCCGTAAAAACGTCAAAGCATCAGTTGGGACAATGTGCATGACAATCTCCGCGTGCCGGGCGGGGAGTGGCGTAAACTCCCCGCCCGGCCCAACAGGGGTTTAGCGAATGAATTGCTTGACCCAGTTGATGGCATTGTCGAAGTTGAACGGCGGCTTGAAAGCCGGAGCACCCGGTTCCTCCCCGCCACCCGAGGCGCGTTGTGGATAGCCACCCGGCGATGAACCTTCATCCTCGACCGGAATCGCGTCAATCTCTTTCATCGTTGGCATCTCAACGGTCGGATTGATGGCCCACTCCATCTTCGCGTCCCTGGCAAACGTATGGATGCGCCGCACAGGGACGATGAAGTTGAAACCTTGCAACTGCATCACACCTTGCGTCAACATGCCGACATAGGCACCGTCTGCCTTCAAGAACATGCCGCCGCCAGACGACCCAGGGAAAGCAACCGCCGTCACTTGATCGAAAACCTTGACATTGGCACCCTTCATCGGGAGCATACGACCCGTCTGGCTCAAGACGCCGGTGGTATAGCTATTGGCCCCGAATTGACCGAGGAGACTACCGCAATGGCTCAACTCGATACCGATAGGCGGGATGTAGTTGATGTCTTGCTGGAACTTGGCACAGATGGAAAGGGGATAGGCGCTCTTGCAACGAACCATCAATACGGCCAAGTCTTCGCCGTAATCAGCACCGCTGACTTTAACCACCTTGCAAGCATACTTGACCTCGCCAACCGCGCGGCCGTTCTGTTGTCGCTCTTGAACGATTTCAGCGTCTTTGTATTCAATGAGAATCTTCGGAGTACCTGTAGACGAAATCACCGTCCGCGTAGTGCGGAGACCGTCAACGACGTGGCCCGCCGTCCAGACGAAGGTAATGGTTTCATCGCCAACCTTCCGAGTGACAAGTGTACCCGAACCTTGGGCACGATCAGCCTTAATCGTGACACTGACGGCTTGCAAGTCATCAGGGACACCAGCCAGCGCCGCCGTGGGAACGGCAAGAGCGATCAGAATAAGAACCAACAACACGTACTTCATTGTTTGGACTCCACATGAAAAGAGTAAGTTACCGAAGCAACAAATTAAGGGGTGAGGTACAATCCTCCTCCACCGACACGTCTACCATACTTTCATACTCAGGTTGAAAGCGACAAACCAAAGCCCAACACACGTCCCCAGCAGGATCATCGTTATCGTCTTCTTCTCGTAGATACGAGAGAATGAAATCGTATAACGTATCCGCATCGGGCGTTTGGACTTCCACGTCGGTCACTGTCCCATCATCCAAAAGCATCTTGAGGTAGGCACCTGTAAGGCGGCGTCCCCAGTGGCCTCTGGCTAGAACAATGTGTAACCGAATAACTCTCACGTTGCCTCCATGACTACTAATTCGCCATCTTCACTGGAATCCATCCAATTAACATCCGCCATGATTTCGCCCATCGTCATCAACTCCAACTTTCGATTCTCCCGGATCACCTGCAAGACGCGCTCATCGCTAGGCAAGTGAATCAAGTCAACGATGGTACAACCCTTGTTCAAGTCCATTCCGATTCGGTGAATCCGATCCTCAGATTGAACCCGGTATTCGGGTTTCCAACTATTGGACCAGTACACCGACATCCTAGCCTCGACCAACGTGAGACTCATGCCGCCGGATTCCGGGTTTGCTGCGAACACCACGCGAGGATGGTCCATATTCGCCCAATAATCCAATGGTTCCTCAACGGTATTCACACCTTCATCCGTGAGCACTTGGAAGTTGCCCTGGTCACACCGCACAACATTCCATTTATCCTTGAGGCAAAGTCGCACGATGCGGTCAACGGACCCTGTAAAGCCAGCAAAAACTACAAGCCGCCCAACTTCCTCATTCTCGTCAAGCAACATCCTGAGAGCGGCATCCTTCGGGCATGGAACTTCACGGGTGACCCGAATCATCTTCACTACTTCCTTCGTGCCACCACACGTCGGGCAAGTGATCGACTGCTTTTGCAGTCGAGCAATGGTATCCGGGTCAAGAAGGTCGATGGCCTGATAAGTACGTTCGGGTGAGTCAGGATCACTCCACTCCGCAATCGTGCCATCAGTACATTGCCGACACGCCACCATACCGTCTTGCTCTTCACGATATTGAAACCCATCGCTCAATTCTCGCAGAAGCGTCATGCCGGTGATAGCGTTCGGAGCCGATTGCACGATGGCTTCGGCAACACGCAATGCACTGGCAGTCGGTTTGCAAACAATCTTGCGGTAGCGCTTATCAGGCAAGCTGAGGCAATCTTTCTTATGTTTAACGATGACCAAGCCTTTGAGGCGGTCATTCAAGTACGCCACTTCGTTCTTGCTTGGCTTGTAGGCGTGGTAATCTTCGGGGTCTGCGCACTCGTCGAGTTGGTGTGGACCTTCGGCTTCCAATTCGCCGCACTCCGCGCACTTCTTTTCGTCATCCTTCCAGCCAGTACGTTTCTTGAAGGTGCCAGAATCATAGGATTGCTGGACCATGAAAGCCATGCGCTCTTCCATCGCCCGTTGGCTGCCTTCTCGAAGAAAACCAGGCCAGGCAATTTCACATTGGCTCCACCAGTCCACGGGTGTCTTCGGTGACGGCGTTCCCGACATCTCAATCACGTAACCCTTGAAGCCATGATGCTGCCGAATCAAGTCTGCAAGACGTTGGCACGCACGCGAACGTTGCGATGTGCTATTCTTGGTTCGGCTTGATTCATCCTCGATAAAACCCAATGGCGGAATGGCGTCGGGTGCCCACTCGTCCATAACGCGAACAAGACCTTCATAGGTGAAGAACTCCACCTGAATCCGGTCGAAGGGAAACTGCCATTTCTTCAATTCACGTTTGATATTCGGGATACTGGTCTTCGGCCCGGCCCACCACCACACTGGAATCCCCGACCGTTCCATGACCTCTTGGGCCGAAAGTGTCTTGCCGGTGCCCATCTCGGCCGCAAAGATTTGATAGTGATAGGTGAGACCGCTGTCCGACATATCGCACTGGTGCGGCATCAACGGACGTTCGTACTCATGCTGGATCAACGGCCGGTCGAACCAAGCATAGACATCCTCACCACATAGGAACGCGAGTTGGAAGTTGTTGCGCTGGCAGTCATCAACCGACCACATCTTGCGCGGGTCTTCCTCGTCATAGCCGTGCCATTTCGAGCCGCGCATGGCCTTGATCTCGTCCTTCAAGGCGAAAGGAGACTTGACGAAGAAAATACGACCGTCCTTTCGCTCAATCAAAGCAGGCACCCGAACTAGGGTGCCGCTCGACGTGCGGACGGTCATTTTGATATTCTCAATCATCCGGTATCTCCCACACACCTAAGCGATATTCAAGCACCTTTGGACCATGAATTTCCCTAAATCTCGTCCTTTTCGATCCAATCCGCCACCATCATCAAGACGTATGCCTCGGGCGGCGTTCGGGTCATCGCTCGTTGCCGCAGTGCCGTTGCAAGCCGGATACGTTCGTTTACACGCTCGCTCTCAATTACCACCAACGGGGGTTCAATCAACAATGACATCGGAAACTGCATGACTGTATTCCAATTATCTGTGTAGAGGCTCAGGTCGAGGTTCGGGCCGTGGCGACCGTGGCGGCCGTGGCGACCGTGGTTGCGGCTGCGGCTGCGGCTGCGGCTACGGCTGCGGCATGGACACGGGCGGTCGGCAACCAATAAGCAACAGTAAACTGGCGAGAATCAACTTTCGCATTGAATCCTTCGGGTGGCAATCTCGTAGTTATGGGGGTCCAGTTCAATCCCGATGCACCTGCGACCTAGTCGCCGGGCGGCCACGAGTGTCGAACCACTGCCAGCAAATGGGTCCAGGATAAGTCCCCCATCCGGGGTTGAAAGCAAACCCAACAAATACTCCATCAGAGTCAGGGGCTTAACAGTGCTGTGCGTGTTGCCGCGCCTTCCTTTTGCGCTTATCCGCGACAACACGCGCGATGCTGCACTGACGGCACTCAGCAGTGACGCCATCGTGCCGCTTGTAGAAGTCCGCAATCGGTCGATGTCGTCCGCAACGGCGACAAGGTTTAATCCAGCCGCCAGCAACATCTCTGTAGCACCCAGAATGGATGCGTTTGTGTTCGAGGAAGGTGAGAAGTTGCAGGTTCTCAATTCGATTGTCAATCTTATTAAAATTGACATGATGGATGCAATAGCCATCCGGGATTGGTCCGTAATGTTGCTCCCAGACAACATCGTGTTCCATGCGGCGTCGGCCAGACGGTGTGTGCCAATAACGGATATATCCCTGATCTGTTTCAGCAACTCGTCCGTCTCTTGGCTTAGGTCCACATCTTCCCATGTCACCACCTTTTCACAACCTTTATTTCGCTCGTTGGTTGTTGCTTTAGCACAATAAAAAAATCGACTTGCCCCGCCAGAATCATTGGGATATTCACGGCTGAGATGATTGTTGATACCCCAAGTCGTACCCTCCACGACTGCGTTCTTACTCCGCTCGGATCGTTTCCCAGTGACACTAAGCCGCCCAGTCTGCTCGTCCAACTGCGCGGCAGCCTCTTCATCCAACAACACGTTCGCAGGCCACCGGCCGCACTCGGACCCGCCTACGGGTGAGCGCTTCGTACTCGCCCAACCAGCCACGGTCAAACTGTCCCCGCGCGTGCGCACGGTACTCTCGGTGCCAACCCGACTGGCTTCAATGTTCATCCCCGCCACGTCCCAAGTCAAAGCATTGTGAGCAATCGTCCCGTCCATCGGTTTCATCGCCAGGACGATTGGTTCCCAAGCCGGTTTCAGGGCCATAGCCCAACCAGTCCACTTTGCTGCCTCGGGTGTGGCCGGGGCCGTGATAGCGCACTCAGCCTCGGGATTATGTAGGTCGCCATAGACTTCGTTCGTGCGGCCATTATTGGCGAGCGAATAACCAGGTTGACCTAACTTGGTGCCTATAATCTCGCGTTTGGCTCCCTTTGACTTGTCGATCATCTTTCCGATGTCACCACACTTTGGCATCCCCTGCCCATAAAGCCACATTAAGGTGTCTCGAATCTCCCACCCCGCATCTTCAATCGCACAAGTCAGCCGATGATAGGTTCGTGTGCCACCGAACGCCAAGAGTAACGCACCAGGTTTGCAGACACGCAAGATTGCCCGCCAATACTCCGGTCCTGGAACCACATGATCCCAACCTTCTCCCATGAAATTTATCCCGTAGGGCGGGTCCGTAACTACATAATCCACGCATGACTCAGGCAACGTAGCAAGAACATCCCGGCAATCACCTTGATACAACGTGATGTCTTTCATCTCTTATCTTCTAGGTAAAATGTTTGTTCCGGTCCAGGACGTTGCTTAAACTCGCTCCATACGTTCAATCCTTCGTTGTAAAACAGACCGTAAATCTGATTGAAGCAATGGCGAATCGTATGTTCAGCATCGGGATTTGATCCTGCCTTGACGGCATCCCGCCACTGATTCAATGTCCCCGTGAATACGGCGGCCATGACGCCTCGCCCCAGTGTCTCTGTGAAAACGACTGGCATCCCGGCGGCGCACTCAATGATGTCGAGTAGGTCGCGCTCATCCGCAACCATAAACAAACTGAATGTTGTATGCGCTAACAAGTTCGGTTGCAACCCCGCCCGAGCCTCGGGATCGCGCAAAGCCGCAAGGCAGCTTAGGAAACGTTCCGCTTCCGACATCTTGCGCGGGCACGCATCAATGGCGGCAGCCGGACTGCGACCAAGAACCTTGTGGCTGATGCCGATGAAGGCTGCCATATCCACGGTCGGACGTTGAATAATGATGACGGCTGGAAGCATGTTATACTTGAATGAACCAAGTCCAATCTGCGCCTCGTTGTACAGTCTGACCAATCTTGGCGGCATATTCGTCCACAGCCCGTGTCACACCCCACTGCGGATAAAACACTTCCATGCCGTAGTCGTGGCCGCACAACAGACCGCCGCTTCGCACTTTTGGTGCCCACAATTGTATGTCGGCAGCAATGCCTGCGTATGAATGGTCTGCATCGAGAAAAACGAAATCAAGTGAACCTTCTTCAACGGCAGATTCCCAAGGTGCGAACATCCGTGTTGCTTCTTCCGAAGTCATTCGCAGAATTTGGCGACGATCCCGTGCGTGGTCTGTCACGCGCAACGCTTCCGCCAAGTCTTCTTCACGTTGTTCCTGTGTACGGGCAACGATGCCGTCCCCTGATTTAGCATACGAGGAATCTTCCGCAAAGACACCCCAGGTATCAACCATGCCAAGTTGTAAGGTCGGCAATTCAGTCAGTAAGTAACCTGAAAGTGCCCCACGGTCAACACCGATTTCTACACCCTTCAACATGCCGTCATGTTGTAAGGACTTCACACGCTCAACGACATCCGGCCCACGCCACAACCCGCGAGTTTCATACCATCCGCCACCAAGCAACTTTTCGAGTCGCCTAAAGTAACGCATGTATTGCTGATATGCGACAGGTAGACTGTGACGTTCTTCCACAGCACGGCGACAGTCAAGAGGGTCAATCCATTTTATACTATTCACAGCACTCACGAACTCTTCCATGTCACGACAACAAAATCCTGTCACTCCCTGTTGAATGATCTCAGGTAACGCACCCCAGTCGCTTGCAATGATCGGCGTCCCACACGCCAAGGCTTCAATGAGAACCATGCCAAAGGGTTCCAACCAACGGCATGGATGCAAAAGTGCTTTCGCCCCCCGCAACAATTCGAGACGCTGTTCCAAGTTCACGTACCCTGTAAACTCAACGTTACCGGGCAGTTGTTTGAGCCAATCAGGAACGTCGTGAGTTACCATATCAACGCCTGCCACGATGATTTTTGATCCACTCCGATTGGCAATGTCAATCGCAATATCGGTGCCCTTGTCTCGATCCAACCTCCCGAGACAAAGTAGATAGTCACCCTTCTTTTCCTGCACTTGGAAGTCATCCAAATCCAGGTAGTGTGGAATGACAGCATCAATCCAATTCGGGTTTCGCTCCATTTTCAACTCACCATAAAGGTAGTGCATCCACGCATAGGATGGGAACACCTTATGATAACTGAAAATGCCGGAATATCCGACGATAAACTCACAAGCCAGCGTTGACACGTCAGCGACGAACTTTTGATACCGTCCGAAACTGATAAGCGAGATGTCGCCCGTCCGATAACGTCGGCGCAGTGCCATGCGTCCTAACGCTATAAACGTTTGCCAAGTGGCACTTGCCCCATCGTTCTTCCATGCTGCCGCCGGAACTCCATGACTTCCCATCACCAAACCATCAGGCAAAAGATGTTTAGGAACAATGACGACCATCTCGTCGCACGGAGCATCGCTTCCTTCGGCTCCGTAAAACGTCACATGATGCCCATTATCCTTGAGCATCTTCGCCATGTTCCAAATCAATGGTGTCATTGGTTCATACGTATTCGCCTTGCATGTCGGGATATTCGCCAATCCGAAGAGATGAAAACGCATGGTAGTTTCCTTTTGGTTTCCTTGTGATTAGTGGAGACGGAGGGAATCGAACCCTCGTGTCAGGACGTTTCTATGCCGGTGTCTACGTGTGTAATCGAAACTCGAACTCAACACAAACTCGAAACAAACAAGCAGTCAGTCGCTAGGCTGCCATAGCAAATTGCGGTTTGGCAATTAAGGTTTTAATCGGCTTTTAACGTGGCCCACCGATCAACCACGACACGCAACCAAACACATCATCCGTCTGATCGAATCCAATTCGTCCCCAAAGTCCGCTCACTGAACTCCCCTTCACCAACAGTCTGGTTGAGGCCGTGGCACACCTAGTTCAGTTCCCCACGGTCAGGCCGATAGCCGAGCGGCAAGATCGTTTCTACTGCTGAATCCCGATGCCGGGATTGAGCACTTCAACCGTGACCCGAAGCCGGACACCTTCGCGTGTGGCGTCCCGTTCCTCACAGTTATATGTACCCGACGCCTGTTGCGCTCGTATCTTTTGCAACATCTCGTCGAACTCAGCATTGCTTGGAAAACCCAATTGCCGCGCAATGTAGTTAGCCAAGGCTTCCGGTTGGTAGCCGCCTGTCACCACATCCGCAGTCATGGTTTCAGGAGTGGGTGGTTCCGTGATGATGATTTCCCGGTCGGTATCACCCGCCGAGTATTCCAACTTCACGTCGCCCTCGAACACGATTTGTTGAGTCATAGTCAATACCTTTCTGAAAGATAGCCGAGGGCGGTCGCCGTCGCCGCCCTCGGCTAATTGATGTTTACCGGGCGCGAGTGGTCTTCTCTTCGACCTTCTCGACACCGTTATCACGAATCGTCAAGAACCGCATGATTTCCTTGACGAAGACTTCCTCAGACGGCAGTGCCACAAAGGGCGTGCTGCACATCACGACAACCGGAGCGTGCCACGAACCTTTGCGGTTCTCAGCCAACTTCACCTTGAGCGTCAAGGGAATCGGGCCGTGCGGTTCCAGGCCAGTCACATCCGTCCCGGCTTCGGCCAGACGCCGAATGTCGCCTTCGGATAGCGGAAGGAAGGGGTAAATCTTCTTGGCTTCAATGCGGTTGGTCTTCGTGCCGCAGAAGAACTCCAAGAAGCGACGAGTGGATTGCTCGTAGACCAAGAAGGACGGACCAAACTGGCAGTGTGATTCCGCCTCAACCGATTTGGCCGCAATCCGCTTGAACTCCGGCGTCTCCATGTCGTACACGATGACGAGTGCTTCCAGGTCCGTCATGTCGATGGCCTTGGGTCGGCGGGCCAATGGAAGAATGTTCACCGTCACTCCCAGGTCGTAGACTTCCTCGTCGGATTCCGGGATGCCATAGTGGCCGGGCCGGATCAATTCCTTGTTGATGGCCTTACCCTTGGTGAACAGTTGCATCCGGCCAATATAGTCGCCACCCTTCGCCAGTTCCGCGAACTGGTCGTCGGTGCCGATCTGGGTGGACGGAAGTTGATTCAGGTTGACAGGAACCAAAGCGTTGTCGGACATTGTTGTACCTCGTTGTTGTTGTTGTTGGGATCAGGAAAGTGGATTCTGGATGGTGGATTCAGGAGTTAGGGGATCGAGATGTGGAGGTAGGAATGGGCAGTCTAGGGCATCATCAGGTTCCTTTCGTGTTATTAAAGCCGTGTACGCACGTTCGCGGAATTTCTCTTTCTGAACGGCAATACTTTCTGAATCAAGATGTAGCATCCATTGCAGACAACGTTTCCAAGCATCAAGTGGCGTGCAATCCATTGTAACCACGGCTCCGGCATCGCACATCGTTGCTTCCCGTTGCAACTCTTTCACGGATCGGCAATGTGGGACTGGCTCAAATTCATTCAATTCAACAACATCAAGTGTACCTTGAATTGCTGCTTCACGGTAACGTTTCAAGTACGCCGAAACAAGAACTCGAAACTCATTGCGCGGCATTGTCATCGCCAGCGGTGCAAATCGAGGTTGGTGTCGAAATGGAATCAATGCCAACTTGATAGCATTATCTACCGGCATTTCGCCCCGTTCCAACCGTTTCTGATTCCGTGGCGACAAATCAAGCAGACCAAGAATCTGATTGATCCAAGCGGGGCTTTTGTGGACAATCGCTTGCAACTGTGCCAATGTAATTTGTGGCCGGGCGTCAATTATCTTTTTGATTTGTCGCGCAAACTCCACCGGCGTCGTCTCAGGTCGAATCGCATTGGCTTGAATCTGAAGCGCGATTACGTCATCCTCAGTCAAGTTGTATTTGACGATGCACGGCACAACTCGCAATTCAAGTTCCTTCGCGGCTGACCAACGATAAAGTCCATCTACTACTTCATAGAAGCCAGACTTCTGCGCTGGGCGCACACAGATAGAATTGAGGAAACCCTTGTCAGCAATCGAGTCCCGCAGTTCCAAGTACGCAACCGATTCTCGGTTGACCAACCGCAGAATGACCCACGGTTCGATCAATTGGCGTAATGGGATTGGGCGAGTTTCATCTTGCACAACAACGTCTCCGCGTCTAACTACAATATCGGCCAAAACAGCAAAATCCTGCATCAAAAGTAAGAATCCATGCAGGTTTTTGTTCGATTGGCCGATATTGTATTGTAGAGGGAAAATCTATGCAGTTGACCCGATGCCAACGCCGCCGGTTCTATCCGGTTCTCACTGCCGCACAAGAAAACGACTTCTGGCGACACGTCACCCGTGGCGACGACGACGCTTGCTGGCCGTGGCCGACATGGCAACCGATTATTGAACCATTGCCTACATTCTATCTATGCCATCATGGTGATGTAAACGCCGCTCGAATTGCATACTGGCTCTGGTACGGCGTTCAACCGGGACTCTCGAACGTCTTGCACTCTTGCAAGAATCCCTGTTGTTGCAATCCACTTCACCTGTATCTGAGGATGACCCATGATAAAGGTCAGTGAAGCTCTTCGCAGCTTCCTACAAGCCCGAAAGACGCCTCAGAACACTGATCTAGTGGACCGTTGGGGAACCCACCTGGAAACACAGGTGAACGTTGCCGCCGGGAATGGAGAGCCGGTCGCTGGTAAACGGACAACCTGGTCGGACGGTGTAAACGAGTGGTTCAATATCCGCATCCCCAAAAACGCGGCAACCGATCCCACCTGGAATGACTACACCCTTCCTTTCCCCTTGGACCTCCATGCGGAGGGGATTGGTTGCACCGGTTGGGACTGGGGAGAACTCTGTTCCCGTTGGGTGGGGTACGACTTTGACGCCCTCACCAGTCACGCCAAGGGCGTCGGCATTGCTGACGCTGAATTGGCGCGTGTCAAGACAGCCGCCGAAGCCCTACCCTACGTCGAAGTCCGCAAGAGCACTGGCGGCGGCGGCATCCATCTCTACGTCTATCTTGACCGAATCCCCACTGCCAACCACACCGAGCACGCCGCTCTGGCCCGTTGTATCCTGGGAATGATGTCGAACGATACGGGATTCGACTTCGCCAACCAAATCGACTGTTGCGGTGGCATCATGTGGATTTGGCACCGGAAAATGAACCTGGGCAACCTGGGACTTCAAGTAACCAAACCGGCCACCAAGATTCTTGGCGTCACTGATCTTCCGGCCAACTGGCGTGACCATATCGAAGTTGTCACACGTCGCCGAACCAAAGTTCGCATCAATGAAGTCGCCGAAGACGACCTGGACCCCTTCGAGGCGTTGGCATCCAGTCGAAAGATGATTCCTCTGGATGACAGTCACAAAGCACAGATTGAAGCCCTCATGCGGTCAGGTTACACGTCATTGTGGATCACGGACCACCACCTGCTACAGACACATACCTGCGCGCTGCAAGGTCTCATGGAGCCAGCATCAAAGAAGGAACTGGGACTGACTGGTCTCTTCAAGACAAACTCTGAGGGACGCGATCCCGGCTCACCAAATTGCTTCTTGTTTCCCTTGCCGAAAGGCGGCTGGCGAGTCTATCGCTTTTCGCCAGGTGTAGCCGAAGCCGAGAGTTGGACACAAGATGGTGAAGGTTGGACCACCTGCCTCTTCAACAAGGCACCCGATCTTCCATCGTTGTGCAAAGCCCTGGGCGGTATCGAAGACCCGGATCAGAATGGTTACGTGTTTAAGAGCGTCTTGCAGGTTCGGGAAGTTGCCAAGATTCTCGGTCAAGAAATCAAATTGGACGAACAGTTTGATGGACGTGAAATCCTACTCAAAGCACACAAAGATGGCCGGTTGATCGTTCAAATCAAACGCGAGAAGGGCGACGTTCCACTTGACGACTGGCTTGAGAAGAAGAACAAATGGGTTCGCATCTTCGATGTCAAGACGGCACCCGAAGAGGAACTTGACCAATCTGTCTATGACAACTTGATCCGTGCGCTCAAGACACCCGCCAAAGAAGGTGCCGGATTTGTTCTGCATGAAGGCGGCGAATGGGTCCGGCAAACCGACAGCCGCATTAAACTAACCCTCCAAGGCATGGGCAACGACAAGACAGCGTGCGAAGAGACGATGGGCGTTGCCATCGCCAAGACGTGGAAACTGGTCAACCTTCCCTTCCAACCGGAGTATCCAGGCGGGCGACAATGGAACCTAGACGCCCCGCAGTTTCGTTTCAAGCCTGCCGAGTTGGGGGACGAAGTGCCAATTCATCCGCATTGGGATATGATCTTCGAGCATGTCGGCGCTGACTTGACACCCGCCATCCGTGAATCAACAATCGCTGCTATGTGCAACATCAAGACAGGTGCCGATTACTTGCGCGCCTGGGTTGCCTGTGCGTTCCGTGACCCCTTCGAGCCATTGCCCTACCTGTTTCTCTTTGGCCCCGAGAATAGTGGTAAGAGCATCTTCCACGAATCCCTGGCGGCCCTGGTCACAAAGGGCGTCGTATCAGCCGACCGGGCACTCTCCAACAACAGTGACTTCAATGGTGAGTTGGCGGGAGCCGTTGTCTGTTACGTTGAAGAGAAAGATTTGTCGCAATCGAAACACGCCAACGCTCGAATGAAAGAGTGGGTGACGGCCCGCATGTTGTCGATCCGCAAAATGCGGACGGATGCCTACTCGCAACCGAATACGACGCATTGGGTTCAGTGCGCCAACAAACAACACAACTGTCCTGTGTTCCCCGGTGACACTCGTATCACCGTCATCTACGTTGATGACCTGTTGCCGGACCAGGAAATCCCGAAGAAAGAAATGATGGTGCATCTGGAAAACGAAGCACCGCATTTCATGCACACGTTATTGACGATGCAAATGCCACCAGTAAAAGGACGTTTGCGGCTACCTGTGATTACCACAGCCAACAAGATTCATTCGGAAGAAATATCCAAAGATGATCTTGAACGGTTCATCGACGAGTTTTGTATCCGAGAGATTGGAGCCAAGTTGCCATTCAAGGATTTCTACGAGCGGTTCTTTGCCTGGGTGCCTGCCGAAGAGAAACACCAATGGCCCCGCAGTATGATCCAACGGCGTCTTCCAATGGGACATCTTCTCGTCACCGGTCACGCCGGATTACGGTACGTATCAAATCTCGTATTCAAGGACAAAGCATGAAGATCAAAGATTCCGGGAAGCGAACCAACTTCAAGACAGGTGCAGTCCGCGATGGGCAAGAAGGCAAAGGACGTATGGACCTGTTGCCGGTTTCGGCCCTAATCGAAGTCGCCAAAATCTTCGAGGCGGGAGCCATCAAGTATGCGGCGCGTAATTGGGAAAAGGGCATCCCCCTCAGCCGTTTCATGGATAGCGGCCTACGCCACGCCATGAAACATCTGCGTGGCGACCGAGATGAACCGCACCTGGCAATGGCCGCTTGGAACTTCCTTTGCCTCCTGGACACCCAGGAACGCATCGCAAACGGTTTGTTGCCAACAGGATTGAATGATCTGCCCCGCAATCCAATCAAGCTGACCGCCGAGGGCGAAGCCGCCCTTGCAGCCATGAAGAAAGAGGCGCGCCGCCTTCGGCGTGCAAAGACGATCACGAGTCGAAAGACACGAGAACGTAAGTGAAAGAAATCCCCTTGACTCAAGGCAAGGTCGCCTACGTAGACGATAAATTCTATGTAGCATTGCAGCGTCGTGGCGCGTGGCACGCTGAACGACAACATCAAATTTGGTACGCATCCCGAACAGAAGTTGATTCAACAAACAAGAAACACACTATCTACATGCACAGTCTTGTATGGAAACTTGCTAATCGTAAACCCACGCGGGAACTTGACCATCAAAATCACAATGGTTGTGACAATCAACTAAGTAATCTACGTTCAGCCACCCGTTCGCAACAACTCCAAAATTGTCGTAAACGACAACACACTACAAGTCGTTTTAAGGGAGTAAGTTGGTCACAAAAGACAGAAAAGTGGCAAGTATTTATCAGAAGGCGTTATCTTGGTTTGCGAATTGATGAAAAAGTCGCTGCGCAACTTTACGACGACGCAGCAAAGAAACTCTACGGCGCATTTGCTTGCCTCAACTTCCCGGAGTCCACCGAATGACCACAATTCCCTTACCACCCTACTTGGATGGAAATCTCATGGCTGCCGTAGACCTGGAAACTACCGGTACACAACCAGGATTTCACGAAATTGTGCAAATCGCCGTCCTGCCGTTGGATTCCAACCTCCGGCCGCTGGATGGCGTGTTACCATTCTATACCCACATCCGGCCGCTTCATCCTGAACGAGAGACACCAGCCGCCACCGCCAAGCACAAGATTCCAATGGTAGAACTGATGCTTCACGCCCCGGAACAAGATCGGGTGGCCGACTGGCTCGTGGAATGGTTTGAGAACCTAAAATTGCCTTTCAAGCGTTGTCTGATTCCTTTGGCCCACAACTGGGCCTTTGAGTCGTCATTCCTCAAGGCGTGGCTCGGTGTTCCAATGGTCGATCAAATGTTCCATTCGCACGCCCGCGACTCCATGTTGTATGCAGTCTCACTCAATGATCGCGCAGTTTTCAGCGGACTCAAGAAGCCCTTTGCATACATGAATCTTGGCGCACTCTGCAACAAACTAGGCATTGTCAACACGAATCCTCACGATGCCCTGTCAGATTGCATCGCGGAAGCTGAGGTTTACCGCGCACTCCTTACTCTGAATCTGGTATAGTCATGGGTGATGTCTACAAACGCACAGATTGGAATAGTCTCATTGGAGACGTGAACGATGTATTACAGAATCCTCCCGAGGATACTGACTGCAATCCTATTGATTCAATCGACGAAGTTGATCCAGACCACATCTGGACCAAGAGTGACGTGCAATCAATCCAAGACGCCCTCCAACAAACTTGCGACGGCATTACCTTCGACAACATCCCAGACCTATGGAAACAATCCATCATTGATGAAATCAATGCCGCAATAGTGCAAGCCTGGTGTGACTGTGAACCCACAGAAGAATGTCTGGAAGAGTGCTCAAATTGTGGCGATATGGATATACTTGAGTGGAATTTTACTACACACGGTTGTACAGAAGCAGCCACTCCTTGCACCGCACAAAATGATGCTGCTAATCTTGGCGACCAAGCCGATGCAGCCGCGTATACGTATAGTGTGAAGTGGGAACTCTACTGTACTGATCTGTGGCATATTGACTGTCTCAATAAAAAAATTGAGCACCTGACGCAACAATTAACTGTGTTGGAAACCCATCGAGACCAGGCGTGTGCTGACGGTCCTCCGAGTGCTTGTGAGGCAGCGCAAGATGCTGTAGATGCGAAACAGAGTGAACTTGATGCCGCCAATGAAGCACTAGATCAAGCAGAAGAAGACCGTGACCAACACGAAGAAGAAGCTACGGAACAACGAGACATCTGTAACGCAAAGGCCGCAGCTTGTTGGGCGATCATTCACAATCTGCCGGGCATCTCTCTGGTAAATAACATCGGTGCCCACCCTTGGGTTGATTTTGAGTGTGAACATTTCCCTTCATGGGCTATTGCCGATCCGCGTGAATGTCGTGACGGGTGGCTCGTGGCACAAATACGCCAAGTCACCCACTATCCCTGGGGTGACGTACAAGTATTAAACTACACCACAGTTGGCGGCGGTGCATATAGTCCTGATGGAACACCGTATACACGCACGCGCCTTTATCATGGATACGAATGTTTAAGTCGCAGTCCGTATTCTTGCTTTGGCGGTTGCGAATGGGCCGACAGATGTGACACAGATCATCCCTATTGCTGTGATACAACCTACTACATGCGAACCTATCTCACCAAACCTGCCTGTGACCGAGAGTGCAAAGATGCCGTACCGTGTCCGCCATAGGAGATGTCATGTCGGTCAAATTTGAACCAGATGGAGCCTTTACAATCACACGAGGATCACCCACGATTCCCGTGGGTTGGATACCCGACCCTAACACACCAGGACGGTACGTGCCGCCTTGGAAACCTTGTCGTTTTCGGATGGTGTCCAAACACACAAACCACGTCGAAATCATAATCACACCCCATTGTGACCGCACACGCCAGAATACAACCGCTGATTGTTGCACATCTTGCCCGCACGCACAGAGTAGTGGAACAACACAAACTCTACCCCTCGAAGATGAACACGGTAATTCACAGGGGACTCAAACTGTCACTGTATATCCAGTTAGCGACACACAAGTTGCAAGACATGGAGTATGGCAACCGGAATCAATTAAACGGTCGCCGTTAGCCGACATCGAACACACGTTGCCAGTTTACGTTGAAAAACGTGACCGAAAAGTTCGCTTCGAGACAGACGGTAGTATCACCTATGAACAAGAAGAAGGTTGGGAATCACCGCGCGACATCAACGGTTATGAACGCGACCCCAACAATCCGTGGCACTTTATTCCACTGTGGCCTGAGTGCAGTTTACGGCATGGTGTTGGCGTGCGGTATGCAAACTGTGGGTGCATCGGCATCATCATGCGTTGCAACAACCCTGATGCCATCCAATTCGGAGACCGCATCGGCCACGAGCAATGTCGTGCTTGTCAACGGAGAAAAATATGAGTTGCGAAGGTTGCCCTGAATTACACAGTGACGGTATACATTACATCGTCTATACTGGCGGCCCAGCACATGCACCCTTTGCCGCAATGCGAGCACTTCCGAAGCCAGACAAAGATGTCATCCGCCGCTTTACCTACCCGACGATTCATGCAGATGGTCGCATTGAATACCCCGAGGGGCCAGTTCCCCCAGTTCCCGAAGGCTACCAAGCCTTGACTCAATGGGTCTTAAAACCTACTTGGGTCTTTTGTTCCTTCCGCCTCTACTGTGTTCGACTCCATGAGGAAGGCTACCTCGAAATCACGGGTAAGTGTGCCAATTCCGCCTCGGGCGTGCGTAGCGATATATGTGTGACTAACACTTTCTGCCAAACCTGCTCCAAACGCACTGATTAGCACACTGCGCATGAAAGCGGGCACCCAGATCGGGTGCCCGCCGCAGCATCGCCGCCGCCAATTTCTACTTGCTACGTCCCTTGTGGAAGGAAGCAAGTGTCTTTGCCAGATTGATCTGGCGTGTCGTCTGCGTTGTAACGTTCTTTGGCGGATGGGCCATGAAGGAACTCACCGACATGCCCGCTGCCTTTGCTTTTCGCGTCAACGCGCCGGGGTGTTTAATCGCCCCGGCAATCCACTTCTTTGCCATTGGAACACTCCTCTCAAAAGTTAGTCTTGCAAGAAAGCCGTCCCTGCACCATAAACTTCGCCGTCAGAATCATACTTGAAGTCGAAGTTAGTTTCCTCCCCGTCACCTTCTGTGATCCACACGTCAGCCATTAAACAAAGATACCCGCTCTCACCGATCTTCAACGCATCCGTCAGTGGCGTGCCATCCGGGTTATCGTCGTTGCCAATTAACATGCCTTCTTTCACGACAAGATCACCGTCTTCACTGATGCCATGAAGCAGTGTCGATAGATGTGAGTGTTTCGATGGATCATCCCCCTTGGAATCAAATACCTTCGTCTCACTAATGTCAATGCTGATCGCACCTTTGAGTTGTTTAAGTGGATCAAGTTGCAATAAGCGTCCCACGTACATCCGTAGATTCAAGTGTGGTCGGGGTGTCGTGTCCAACTCACCATAGACGCTCAAATTGATAATAGTCTGGGCTGTAAAACCAACATCCGTTGGATGCCGGTCTCCTCGGTCACTTTGTCCCCGGAAGACCACATTTGGCCCACCCACAAATACAGTATCCCCAGTTTCAATGCCGGTCGTGTCCCCAATTGGCAAATTTCCAGTCGCACCCGCGCCAAGTCCACCGCCTCCGGCATCACCACTGACAATATCCTCGGAAGGCGGCCATGTCCGCGATACAGGCAGGGCAGCAGGCCAGTAAAAGTCAAACGTTGTCATGGTCCCCGCTCGCACTGGCACTGTACACTCAAAGTCTACTGTGTTGTCAGTTGAATTGTATGATGCCTTATTTACAACCGCCTTAACCGCCCCAGTTGCCACATAACCACCGGCAAAATCAAGGTTCACACAATCAAATGTCTCCAAGTTCAATTTGTTCAAGAACGTCTTGAACTTGAGTCGCTTCCAAGTGTGTGACTTACGAATCAACCAAAACGTCGCACACTTGAGCACGATGTCAGGTTGATTGTAGATGTAGAAGTCATACTCTTCTTCCTGTGTCCCGTACCGTTTGATATTGTGCCGAAGGATAATGGTCTTCTCAGACTTGTCCTTCTCACGGTCAGTCTGCCCAGGTGCCCAACTTACCCGCCACTTGACAATCATTTTCGTCACAAGGTCTTCGGTCGGCGTTAAGTCTACTTCGACACCTTTCTCTGCGTCCACGTCACTCACACTGACGGTATCATTGATCGTTGGAACTTCCGGCAGATACTTGATGTAAAACTTACCGTTGCTGATCCACAAGGCGCACCGCGCTTGGAAGGCGATCTCTTGTAACACAGTGAGTGTATTCTTGCGATCCAAAATCGGAAAGTTAGCCGGGAACTTAACCAACTTCGTCCGTGTAGCATTAAACGTTGTTGCATCCCAATCCAAATCCGTGTACGTGTCAACCAAATGCTTGAGGATGTCCACAATGTTTGGACCAATCGTAGAATGAAATGTGACATAGATGTCATCACTCCATCCTTGGTCAGCGATTGTACTCAATGGTTTATTGAATACAATTTGCACTGCCGTCACTGTACCATACACCACTGATCTCACCGTGTAAAGACTCGTTGGCACATCAACCAGACGCCGCTCGCCCGTAAACTGCTTGTACGCCTTCACAGCCAAGACCGTGCCAGGAATAATCGACACAATGTATGTCACAGGTTCGGCACTATTCAATTTGACAGTCGCCCCAGCTTCGGCCCAAAACTGCTGTAGGATAGGGTCGGTTGTTTGTTGATTATGCTTATTGCTGGCCGTTGTTATGATGAATCCATACCGACGACACTCACACGTTCCAAAATTGGCCCATATACAACTGCACGGAACTTCAACTCGATAGTCGTATTCTGTTGCTTCCGCAGACGACGGTTCCTCATACGGACACGCATCATTCCGGTCGGCTGCCTCATTCGCAGCCGTCTGTTCAAGATCAGGATTGGTGCGGGATTCAATGTAGAAATACGCCCCCATAAAATGTCCAGTAAACAAACCACCATTGATGTCAAGAACAACAGTTTGATTCTGAGGGAAGTCTTCACCCCCTAAGATGTTAATTGGATTTGTACCGAGACCATGCGCACTCGCAGTTGCCAGTTGTTGACCACGACTCCACTGCGCACAAGCAGCTTGTCTTGCCATTTGCTCGCTTGTCTTGAAACGTTGTTCTTCCAACTTATTGATCTGGTCAAGATAGTCCGCAGCCTTAACACCATCTCCCGCTGCATCCCAGCAAGCCTTAGCACACCAAAGAACGTTAGACTGGGCCGCAATCTGCGCCAATTGCTTATAGGCACCCGAATCGGAATTGCCACCGTTCCCCAATAACGGTTGTGAATTGTAGTGAGACTGTCCTGCAACGATCCCTACGGGCGTCAAAGTAGTTCCTGTTACCGCGTGGTTCACTTGCAAAGCTGGACTATCTTGCACGGTCCCAAAGATCATCGGCCACGCCTTGCCAACCATCTCAGCAGGCAAATACGGAAACTGACCTTCCTCAGCCGAGAAACCAATCTCCTTATCCTCAAGTTGCGAGATGATCGTGAACTTCACTGTACGGTCGCGTTCATTCCAAGTAATTGGAGAACTAACCTTACCCGAGAAAAGCAGAAACTTATCCGTGAGGGCAAGACCCTCGAACCATTGGTAAACACGAACATCGCGCTTATGTACGTCGTGTCCATCAAAGATGGTTTTAATGGTGCCATCCGTATCGTCTAGGGTTACGTCAAGGGACTGGGAAGAATTGTTGTTGGACACTCCAACAACATTGTCAAGGTCGCCAAGATCAACGATCCTCCCAGGGATTCCGCTCACATCGCGGTCAGCATACGAACGCGCACGCCCCGTCACCCAATCGACTTCGATGATGGTAATGGGTTCATTGCCGTACCGAGTCGCCAATTTTGCCAGCCCGGCTACTGATATGCTACGCATTTTCAACTCCCTCAAATTCCAGTTCAATCATCTGCGTTTCACCACGAGGCATCGGAGAAATTGCCGGTCCCGCCCGAGTCGTGGTATCAAACTCGAA